CATTGTTACAAAACAAAGATTTTCTATATTTTTTGTTTCAAAACTATCGAAATTATCAAGTATAAAAGTTTTTGTAAGTTCTCTTGCTCTATCTGGTCTAAAGTTATAATATATAACAGAATCATTTGAATTTACTGTTGATATAGGATTTTCCTCTTCATCAACAATAACTATAGGTTTTACGAATTCATCAAATTCTTGTGCCTCATATGATGTTTCAATAGCTTTTTGAACTGTTTTAAATTTATTACCAATTCCATTTGCTATAGCCTCATATGCAAGTTTTACTCTTTCCCATCTATTATCTCTATCCATAGCATAATATCTACCAGATAAAGTTGCAATTTCACCTACACCAATTTCTTTTATTTTTTCTTCTAATTCTTTTAAATAGTCAACACCTGAAGTTGGTGCTGTATCTCTTCCATCAAGTATTGCATGCACATATACTTTTTCTATTCCTTCATTTTTTGCAAGTTGTAATAATGCAAATAAATGTTCAATATGTGAATGTACTCCACCATCAGAAAGCAATCCTACTAAATGTAGACTACTATTATTTTCTTTTACATTTTCAATTGCATTTTTAAATTCAGGATTTTTAAAAAAATTACCTTCATTTATTTCTTTTGTTATTCTTGTTAGTTCTTGATAAACAATTCTTCCTGCACCTATATTTGTGTGACCTACTTCTGAATTTCCCATTTGACCTTCCGGAAGTCCTACAGCCAGTCCACTTGTTTTAATATATGTATTAGGATATTTTGCAATTAATCTATCAATATTGGGTGTATTAGCCATTTTAAAAGCATTTCCTTGAATTTCATCATTAAGCCCTACACCATCCATTATAACTAACATATACTGTCTGTTCTTCATTAATTTTCATCCCTTTTCTACTGTTTACCAGCTCTATTATTATATCATTATTTTTAGTAATTTACAATAGATACAAAGTCATTTGTTAAACTTGCTCCACCAACTAAAGCACCATCTATATCATCCATATTTAAGATTTCTGCAGCATTACTTGGTTTTACACTTCCGCCATATTGTATTCTAATATTATTTGCTGCAGTTTCACTATATAATTTTGCAACTACGCTACGTATGAATTTACACATATCTTGTGCTTGAACTGACGTTGCAGTTTTACCTGTTCCAATAGCCCATATTGGTTCATAAGCTATAACAACATTTCTTTTAATCTTTTCTTCAGATATATCATTTAAACATTGTGTTACTTGTTCTTCAACAACTTCAAATTCTTTTCCTGATTCTCTTTCTTCTAAAGTTTCACCAACACAAATAATTGGATTTATATCTTTTTCTAATAATTTAATAGCTTTTTTATTCACAAATTCGTTTGTTTCACCAAAAATTTGTCTTCTTTCACTATGTCCTACAATACAATATTCAACATTAACACTAAGCAGCATATCTGCAGATGTTTCACCTGTATATGCACCTTTATCTTCTATATATACGTTTTGTGCTCCAAGTTTTATATTTGTAGAGTCAATTAAATTTGATACTGTTTCAAGTGATACAAAATTCGGACAAACAACCACATCCACTTCATCAATATTTATCGTATTTTTAATTTCTGCTATAAAATTTTCTGCTTCTAAAGCTGTATAATTCATTTTCCAATTTCCAGCAATTATTTTTTTTCTCATAATTCACCCCTAATTTACTTCTATCATATAGTTTACACTAAGATCTGTTATCCAAGCCGGTTCAATTTCTTTCGTTTCAAATTTAAATAACAATGCATTTGTATCAACATCTATCCTATATATTCCTCTCCATTTAGTATTCTTAGTCATTCCTATTGTTGACCAATCATCAGTACTTAATACTTGATTTACTTCATTTATTAAAACTTCCATTGTTTTATCACCAATCATATTGTTATATATATATGTCCATGCCATATTTTGTACATTGTTATATTCTGCAACAAAATCATTCATAAGTCCCTCATAATATAATTTTACTTCTTCAGAATATTTTTTTATATTTACTCTAGCCATATCAGTATTACTATCTATTGTAATACTTCTATTACTAACAATAATAACAATAACAATTAATAGAATTATAGCAGCAAAAACTGCTATAGCTCTATATAATTTATTTTTGTTTTTTATTACTATTTTCGTTTTTTTATGATGAGTATTATGACTTTTTTTGTTATTTTCTATTTCTTCCATATTAATTCCTCGTTTATTTATTTTCTAAAGCTTCTATACCTGGTAATTTTTTACCTTCCATAAATTCCAAAGATGCTCCACCACCTGTTGATACGTGTGACATTCTATCTTCTAAATCAAATTTTTCTACTGCAGCTACGCTATCACCACCACCGATTATAGTTATAGCATTAGAGTTTGCCATAGCTTCAGCTATTTTTTTAGTTCCATTTGCAAATTTATCAATTTCAAAAACACCAACTGGTCCATTCCAAACTACAGTACCAGCAGATTTTATTTCCTCTACAAATAAATCTATAGATTTTGTACCTATATCAAGTCCCATATATTCTTCTGGAACATCCATTATATCAGTTTCTATTATTTCTGATTCTTCACTCATTTCTTTAGCACAAATATTATCAACTGGTAATAACAATCTTACATCATTTTCGATAGCTTTAGCTAAAATTTCACTTGCAATTTCTACTTTATCATCTTCACAAAGTGATTTACCAATATTTCCAGCTTTTGCTTTAATGAAAGTATAAGTCATTGCACCGCCAATAATTAAAGTATCTACTTTATCAAGTAAATTATTTAATACATCAATTTTACTTGATACTTTAGCTCCACCAACAATTGCTACAAGTGGTCTTTTAGGATTATTTATACCGTTATCTAAAGCTTCTATTTCTTTTTCTATTAAATATCCACAAACTGATGGTAAATAATGTGTAACACCTTCTGTGGATGCATGTGCTCTATGTGCTGTACCAAATGCATCATTTACAAATATTTCAGCAAAAGAAGCTAGTTTTTTTGAAAGCTCAGGATCATTTTTTTCTTCACCTTCATAATTTCTTGTATTTTCTAGTAATACTACTTCTCCATCTTTCATGTTGTTTACAACAACTTCTGCTTCATCGCTATATATATCGTTAATCATTGGAACTTCTTTTCCAATTAACTCAGATAATCTTTTAGCAACTGGTGCTAAAGTTTTTCCTTGACCTGTTTTACCGATGTGTGAACAGAGAATTAATTTCGCATTATTTTCTATTAAATAATTAATAGTTTTTAAAGATGCTGTGATTCTTTTATCACTTGTTATATTTCCCTCTTTATCTACAGGAACATTAAAATCACATCTTACTAAAACTTTTTTAGATTGTACATCTATATCTTCAACTGTTTTCTTGTTTATCATAAACACCCTCCTAGAAACAACGGCTGGCTAGTTTTGTACACTTGCCAGCCATATTATATATTTAAATTATTATTTGTTGTCCACTTCATGCATATGCTCTATTAAATCAACAACTTTATTTGAATATCCCCATTCATTATCATACCAAGATACTAATTTTACGAAAGTATCAGATAATGCAATACCAGCTTTCACATCAAATATTGAAGTGTGTGGATTATGTATAAAATCAGATGATACTAATGCTTCATCAGTCCAACTCATAATTCCTTTCATTTCGTTATCACATGCTTTTTTTACAGCTTCAACTATTTCATCATAAGTTGCACCTTTTTTTAATCTACATGTTAAATCAACAACTGATACGTCTAAAGTTGGTACTCTAAATGACATACCTGTTAATTTTCCATCTAATTCTGGTATTACTTTACCAACAGCTTTTGCTGCTCCTGTTGATGATGGTATTATATTACCAGCTGCAGCTCTACCGCCTCTCCAATCTTTGTTAGATGGTCCATCTACAGTTTTTTGAGTTGCTGTAGTTGAGTGAACTGTTGTCATTAACCCTTCTTCAATTCCAAAATTATCATTTATAACTTTAGCAAGTGGTGCTAAACAGTTAGTTGTACAAGATGCGTTTGATACAACATTCATATCTTTTGTATATTCATCTTGGTTTACACCCATTACAAACATCTTAGCATCTTTTGACGGAGCTGATATAACAACTTTTTTAGCTCCTCCAGTAAAGTGAGCAGATGCTTTTTCAGTTGTAGTAAATACACCTGAAGATTCAACAACATATTCTACCCCAGCCTCAGCCCATGGAATTTCATTTGGATCCTTACAGTTAAACACTTTAACTACTTTACCATTAATCACTAAATCATTTCCAACTACTTCTACAGTAGCATTTAATTTTCCATGTATTGAATCATATGTTAACATGTATTTCATATATTCTAAATCTATGAAAGGATCATTTACTGCAAGTACATCCACGTTATCCCTTTCTAGTGATGCTCTCATCACAAGTCTTCCTATTCTACCAAAACCATTTATTCCTAGTTTTACATTCATTTATATTACCTCCTTAAATTTACAATTATATTGTACCCCAACATTTACCATTTTTCAAGTTAAAATACAAAATAATTCATAATTTTAGAAAATTTTTACAATAGAAAAAGGAAGTCATATGACTTCCTTAATTTATTGCCAATTAAATATAGGGTAACCTTTATTTATATTTGGTGTTTTATCTTCTACTAAGAAATCTTTCCACACATCTAATGTTAGTAGATTATTAACATCAATTTGTGTACCTTTATTTGTTATTACCGGTGATGAACTTGAAGCAACATTAGTACCACTATAGTAGTTATCATTTTGGACTGTATTATTATAAAATCCAAATATTTGACCTACATTTGTTGTCCCAGTAACACTACCTGTATTGTAACAATATGTTACAGTATTATTAGCATTTGTTCTTGCTACTCCAACAATTCCACCTGAACCTCTAGATGTAGTTGAAGTAACATTTCCTGTATTATAGCATTTTTCTATTATATTAGCACCAATATTATTTTGCCATCCTGCTATCCCACCTATTATCGCATAAGACTCATGTATACCTTCTGTAGTTACATTTGCTAAATTTGCACATTCTGAAATTTTACTACCATAAGTAATATTACCAGCTATTCCACCAACAACACCAGCTGTACTTCCAGTCCCTTGAATAATTCCGTTATTAACGCATTTAGTTATAGTTCCTTTAGTTTTATATTCACCATAACCAATTTGACCTGTTATTCCTCCTATATTTCTTCTAACTGAAGTTATTGCACCTTCATTATAACAATTAGTTATTTCACCTTTTTGCATAAATCCAACTATTCCACCTGTAAGTATATATGCAGATGTAACAGTGCCATAATTTTTACAATTTATTACTTTATTATTATTTTTATAATTCAAATAACCAACTATCCCACCAGTCATTCCATAGTTATATGTTGTACTATTTCTTCCAGTTGTTTCTACGCTTCCTGAAAAAGTACAATTATCTATTGTTATACCTAAACCACCTCCAAGGATTCCTCCTGCGGCAAAATTAGTTGTATATACATATCCATTAACAACGTTTGCATTTTTTATTGTAGCTGATGTAGCATATCCAAATAAACCTTGTCTTGGTTCTGTTGTGTTAATATATAATCCTGTTATTTCATGTCCATTTCCATTATATGTTCCTTTAAACGGTTTATCTTTTGTACCTATTGCTATCCATTGATTTTCTCCATTACCTTCTAAATCTATATCCTTCATTTGAGTAACTGTTAATCCAGAATATGTATTTCCTGAATTTACATTATCACTAAATTCTTTTAAGTCTTCTTTTGTGTATATTTCTGTTATTAAATCTTTTACTTCTACTGTTATTTGTATATTTTGGGTTGTATCCGTCTTTAACGCAGCTATAGCTGTAGTTGTTTCTAATTTTTTTCCTGTTACTTTTCCTTTTGTATTTATTGTTGCTACACTAGCATCTTGTATTCCCCAATTAAATGATGTGTTACTTATTTTTTCTTCATTTTGATCATAAATTGCTATTGTTCCAGTTTTTCCTATTGTTACAACAAACGGTGAACTTGCTGTTAAATTTGTGATTGTATCTACAACTTCTGGTTTTTCTACTATTACTATCTCTTCATTTGTTGATTTTTTACTATTATTTGCTTCATCATATATTACTACATATACTCTATATGTTCCATCTTCTACTGTTTCATTTGCATAAAACATTTCTGCATTTCTTACTACTAATTCTTCTTGACTTGTATCTATTGCATCTCCAGTTTCTTCATCTATTGTTTTTTCCTTTATATGATATTCATATTCTACATTTAAAGTTTCTGTTTCCACTACGTTTACTTGTAATTCTTCATCATCTTCATTATATATTGCTTCTATTTGAAAATCTACCAATTCTTGTACCACATCTTCATCTTCATTTCCACCTTGTTCTTCATCTTCTACTATTTCTCCATTTGACGCTATTCCTGTATTTGGTACATGATGTATTTTTTGGTTATATTCTACTCCCTCTAGTTTATACAATTTTCCTGTTTTTGTATTTATTACATATACATTATTTCCATTTAATTTTAACAACTCAAAATCCACTTCATATAGTTCTACATTCTCTGCTGTTAACTCTTCTACATTTTCTACACTTTTTATTGTTTGTTTTAATGTTTGTGGTATTTCTTCTAATGTATAACCTCTATCTGTTACCGGATGTTCTATTTCTTCATCCTCATTACTAACTTCTGCTAATTGCAATACCTCTGAACCTTGACTTGCATCTATATTATTATCTATTAATTTTTGCACTCTATATATTCTTATTGCTTCTTCTACTGTACTATATTCTTCTACAAATTTTGCTTTTTTAGCATTTTCAATTATATTTGTTTGTGATAAATTTACTATTATTGCTGTTCCAAGTATAATTATTACAACAATCGTAGTAACTGTTCGTTATGACAAGGGGTTACTTTTTTCTAATTCTTTAAATCTATAATGTATAAATATTTCTTTATCTTGTGATAGTTCTATTTTGCTTACTAGCCTAACTATCATATCTGGTGTTATTTCTTTCATGTTAATAAACTCTTTAACTATTTTATCTATATCTACTTTTTCGTATTCATTTATTTCTTGCTTTTCTACCTCTTTAATCTTTTGTTCTATTTCTTTTCTTTTTTCGGAATAATTATCATATAGTCTAGTAAAATCTTTTTCACTTATAATTTCGTTTAACTTGTCATCGTATATTCTATCTATTTTATTTTCTAAACCTCTTAATTCGTTTTTTAATGATTGTACTTTTAATATTCTTTCTTCTTCTAGTGTTTTTTCTATTATATTATCTTTTGCTATCTTTTGGAATTTCTTTTCATCCATATATTTTTGACAAGTTTCTTTTATTCGTTCCACCACTATTTCGGTTACTTTTTCTATATTATTTGTATGTGGTGTGCAGTACCTAGACAATGGGCTTGATGCATATGTATTACATCTGAAATATAATATTGTTTTTCCTGATTTGTTTTTGTATGGTATTATTCCTAATTTCTTTCCACATTCCTTACAAGTTATCATTCCTTTTAATATTGGTGTATGTTCTTTTGTCCTTGTTAGTTTTCTACTTGCTAAATGTAGTTTTGCTTGTTGGAATATTTCTTTTGAAACTATTGGATCATGTGTGTTTTTAGTTATAAGCCATTGGTCTTGTTTTAATTGAACTATCTTTTTTGATTTATAATTTACCTTTTTGCTTTTCCCTAATACCATATTACCTATATATAGTTCGTTTTCTAGCATTCTTCTTATTACGTTTGCTTTCCAATCTTTCCTCAAAAACTCATTTCTTCTACTATGTTTATTTCCTACTACTGTTGCTGGTGTTGGGATGTTTTCTCTACTTAATATATATGCTATTTGCATTGGTGCGATTCCCCTTGCTCCATATTCAAATATCCTTTTGACTATTGGTGCGACTTCTTGGTCTATAATAAGGTGGTTCTTGTTCTCTGGGTCTTTTTTATAACCATATGGTGCATAAGTTCCCATATACAAACCTGCTTCTGCTCTATTTCTTTTTACGCTTCTAATCTTTTTTGAAATATCTTTAGCATACATATCATTTAATACTGCCTTAAAAGGTGTTATATCATTTATCCCATCATCTAGTGCTGTATCTATCCCATCTAATACTGAAATATATCTTATATTATTTTCTGGAAAGAATTTCTCAATGTAAAAACAAGTGTCTATATGTTCCCTTCCTAGTCTTGACATATCCTTGGTTATTACAACATCTATTCTATTTCTTTTTATATCTTCTAGCATTCTTTTGAAATTCGGTCTATCGAAACTAGTTCCTGAATATCCATCATCTATATATTCATCTATTATTCTTATTCCATTTTTTTGTGCATATTTTGTTAGTAAAGCCCTTTGATTTGTTATACTTCCACTTTCTTCTTTTTCTCTTTTATTATCATCTTCGTTTGAAAGTCTTAAATATAATCCTGCTCTACAATTTATTTGGCTACCTATCATTTTCTATCCTCCTTTTAGACAAGGTAACCTCCCTACTAAACAATATCATGTTATCGTTGATAAGTCCAGCATTTTAGGGAGTTACCTAACACTTTCTTTTGTTTCTGTTACTATATTTAGGTAGCCTATAAATGCCTCTGCTAATACTTGTTCTATTTCTTTTTCTTTATTATCAAATATCTCAATTACTTTATATTCATTATTCATTTTTTTGCTCCTTATTTAATTTATTTTTTATATCAGAAATAGTATATTAGTTTATACTCATATGGGTTCTGGCTCCCATCCCCCATCTCTGTGGAGGGCACCCCTTGTCATCACGATAGCCAGGTGCAAGTTTCATTATTTTGTTATTCTGATATTTTATTCAATTTTCAAGGTGCTATAGAAGTTTTTCACGCTTCTATATATAAAGGCTTTTTTGTAATTAAGAATCTGACAATTTTTTAAACTTTTTTAATGATTTTATTATTGCCTCTTTAATATGCTGCTTGCAATCTTCATCTACTTGTCCATTGTGGCAACTATACTTATTAATCAAATTTCCATATTCATCTATTATTGTTTGTATGGCCTCTGAATTTCCTTCCATTGCTTTTTTTAATGTTTTAACAAATATTTCATCTTCCATTTTTATTCTCCTTTCAAATTTGCTATAAACTTTTCTATTGCTCTTTTCTTTAGTTGGTATACATTGTCTATTGAAACATCTAGTATTTTACTAACTTGTTCTGCTGAATATTTTTCTAGTATAGAATAATAAAGAACTTGTTTTTGTATTGTTTTTAAATCTTTCATTGCATTATAGTATTTTTCTTCTTGAAATATTATTTCTAAATTACTATAGTCCTTTTTCAATTCTTCCATAAAAAAAAGCACACCTGTCTCGTCAGTTTCCTGACTAACACAGATGCTCTCATCTATAGCATATATTGAAATTATATTTTCTTTCTTTTTTTGTTCTTTCTTGAAATAATCTATTGCTGTATTTTTTATTACTCTACTTATATAATTAGTAAAACTTGCTCTTATGTATTTATCTTGCATATTGTCACCCCCTTTCTTTTAGAAAAGGGGATTCATCTTTTATCTACTTCTTCTTTTGTTATTACATTTATAAAATACAAATCCCACTACTTTAGTTCTATACTTTTTACACTGCGGAATTTGTCGAATTATGAATTATAATGGCTATTATTTTATGATATTTTATGATGCTTTTATAAAAACAAAAAGCATAAAGAAAAATCTTTATACTTTTTTATATTTTAAATATATTTTTTCTAAAATGACTTGATTAATCCTTTCACGAGAGTTAACATACAACAAACTATAGGAGGTGATTGTTTTGGATAAAAAAAGTATTATCTTAAAAGTATTTAATCAAGAATACGAGGGTGTGGCTATGAAACCGCCGACTTCTAAATCTTACAAAAAAAATATGGACTCTGCCTCTACCCATTATTCTCAATTAATCCAACTTTTAAATTCTCATGAAAAGGAACTTCTAGATAATTATCTGGACTCTTCTGGTCGTGCAAATAGTGAATTATTAGACCAATATTTTAAGGAGGGTTTTTCTTTAGCGGTAAACCTTATTCTTGATGCTATTGAAAAGCATTCAAAGCAGGAGTAATTTACCCCTGCTTTTTAAATATTTTTTCTATCCAATTTTTCTTTTCATATTTTATTTCTACTTGCTCTACTTTTTTAATCTCTGGTTTAGGTTGTTTTAGTTCTTCTATTATTTCTAATATTTGTTCTTTCATAAATGGTTTTTTTATTATTTTTTCAATTCCTAATTCATGTGCTTTTGTGTATATACTTGGGCTGCTTTCTCCTGTTATTAACACTGCTCTTACTTGTTCTTTATCTTCCTTTGTTATCTTTTCTATTAATTCTAGTCCTGTCATTATAGGCATTTGCATATCTGTTAATATTGCATCTGGTTTCTTTTCCTTGTATAAATTATAGGCTTCTTGTCCATTAGTTGCTGTTCCTACTATTTCCACATTTCCACATTCTTTAAGGTATAGTTCTAGTGTTTTTATTATTATCTCTGTATCATCCGCTATTATTACTTTTATATTTTTTTCCACACTTATACTCCCCTTTCTCCATCGTTATTATAACACTATTAGTATGTATTATTTGTCGAATTTTGTCAATCGACATAACTCTTTGTTTTGGCAATAAAAAAAGCCCTATGGAATTATTAGTTCCATAGGTTTCCTTTATTGCACATAATCTAAACATACCCAGCCATCTGCTGTTCTTCCCCAGCCATTTTTTTCTTCAATTATTTCTAGGTTTGCTCCATATTTATATGCTTTTATTACTGCATAATTTAATCCTGGCCCTTTTCTACAATTTAATCCTCTAGTTGCTATTACTTTTACTTTTCTTGTTTTTACTACTGGTACCTTTATTGTAGTTCCTGCTATTATCAAATTCGGATTTTCTATACCATTTATTTCTGCAAGTTTTTGATAAGTAGTTCCATATGCTTGTGCTATTTCTGAAAGCGTATCTCCGCTCTTTATTTTATAATCCATATATTCTCCTGCAGGTGCTGGTGTATTATTTTCTTCTGCATATCCTGGTATTGTTTTTGTGTTATTCATGTATGGTGTTGGGTCTACACATTTTCCATTTATTCTTACTTCAAAATGTAGATGAGCACCTGTCACAAATCCTGTTGCTCCCATATATGCGATTTCTGTTCCTGCTTTTACTATATCTCCTACTTTTACTTTTATTGAATTTAATTTCAAATGACAATATAATGTTTCATAGCCATCATTGTGTTTTAGTTTTATATAATTACCATATCCTGCTGACTTATCTACTCCTGCTACATTGTTTCTTATTGCAACTACTTTACCTGTTGCTCCTGCTATTATACCATCTAGTTGGTATCCTTGTTTCACAAAATCTAATCCTGTGTGGTTATATGGGCTGCCTTGTAATGTAGTTTTCCCATATCCTAATGTTAATAATTCTTTTTTTGATTTTAATACATTCATTTTATTTTCCCCCTTATATTTCTTCTTCAATTTCTCCTGCTTGGCAGTTCACATTTTCTTGGTTCTCATCCATTGGTTATTCCCCCTTTCTTTATTTATCAACATGATCTTTATTGAAAAAGTATGTTAATATCATCATTACTGCTGTGGTGTACTGGTCTACTGGCACCGCTTTGGTTACTGCTAGGTAGCAATAAACTATTACTACCATCAATGTTATTATTGTTTTTACTTTTAATAATTTTTTTAATTGTTCTTTCATATTAATCCCTCTCTTATCTTTATTTCTTTTATATCTTCATGTATTGCATCTAATTTATTGTTTTGTTTAACTAGTTCTTCTTTTTGCAAATCGTAACTCATTTTTAGTATGTTTAATGCATCCGCTATATTCTTATTAGACTTGCTTAATTCTTCCAGGGTCTTGTTTGTTTTTGTTCGGTCTTGTAGCCATGAAAAAACAAATAGACCAGCCAACACGACTAGTCCTCCTGCGTCTAATATTATTTTTACTACTTCTTCCAACTTTTACACCCCCTCTGCTTCTTCAAAGTCTTTTATTTCTGCAATGACTCTTTTATATATTTTCTTTCTGAAAATATCGTTAAAAGGTAATGTGTATTTACAAGTTTTCAAGTTCCTTGGTTGAATCTCTTTTGCTTCATTTTCTTTCATTAGTTTTCTTCTTGCTTCTTCATCTAATTTCTTCCTCTTTATTGATTTTGCCTCTTTAGTTATTATTTGTTCTTCTTGCTTTTCTATGTTTCTATAATCTTCCGATGTATAACTTTCAATGTATATATGTAATTGTTTTTGGTTATAGTCACATTCTATTTTCGATATTCTATGGTAATCTGTTCTTTGTCCATACTCATCTATCATCTCTTTTTTTAATGCCATATTATTTCCCCCTTGTTAATATTTCATGATCCACAAAAATGCAATGTATGGTTGCATATTATTATGTGCGCCTCCACTACCTGCATTTGCTGGTGAGTGGGTATGTCCGCCTGAACTATTCATACTTGCAGGTGTTGCTGTTCCATCCGATGAAATTCTAAGGTTGGATATTGAACGATATGTTGTACCAGCATTTGTGTTGGTCTGTAGCCATCCTGTAAATGTGTGTGTATGAGCACCTGAACTTGAAATGCTGTGCGAGTGAACTGGCATTTGGTCTGTTGTCAATGTATGTGTTTTTGCTCCACCTGTTTTTCCAACTGCATTGAAATCCGAATCACTTCCATTGTATCCTACTGGCACTCTACCCATCATATTTGGCACATTAAATGTTGTACTACCATCTCCTGCTCCGAACATCGTTCCTATCAAATTATATAGTTCTGCATATGTTGTTCTAGATACCGCCTGTCCTTCTACTTTCATCCATCCCTCTGGTATTGTTGCATATCCATGTACCCATATCTTTATGCTACCTGTTTTTTCTGTAGACACATTTCCTATGTCTTTTCCATCTACTGTTAGTCCGCCTGTTATAGCGAGTCCAGCCTCAATATTTGCTCCGCCTGAAACTTGTAATGCTCCTTTGTTGGCTTCTGGTATTTTATTTATACCAACCATATTTTTTCTCAATGAAAGTAGCATCTTCGCACTTGCTACTACATACTGTTGGGCTGCGGTTGTAAAATAATCATCTATCGCAAGTTCTACTACAAATGACTTGTTTATATCTAGGTTTCCTAGATTTGTTGAAATTGTTATATTTCCTGCTGTGTCTATCGTATGTGTTAGTGTTATATATGAACTCCAACTTCCATCTGGTGACTCCTTATACCTACCTTTTACCAAATAATGTGTTGTATCTTTCATTATTTGTGCTACCTTGGCAGTTCCTATCACTTGTACTGTGCTGCTTGTTCCTGCCGCTGCTCTGACCGCTGTGTAGTTTTCTATTATAGGTTCTTGGTATGGAACTAATGTAATATTTCCTCCTGAATATCTTATGGTCTTTGTTATACTAGCATAATTACCTCTACTGTCTATAACTTTTACCACTATGCTTTCTTCCCCTGTTGTTGTTCCTATATTTATTACATTATTTGTGTTTTCGTACATTCTATTTCCTATTTGCACCGAATATTTAGAGAATGTTGCTCCATTCTTTACTGATATCGTTCCTACTGTTATTTGTATTTCCGACTTGTTCTGTAGCAATTTTTGGTTATTTCCTGTTATATTAGTTGCAACACTAATGTCTTTATATGTGAATCCTGCTATTGTGGGATTGGAATTTGTAACATAGCACGTTCCTGTTTTTACTGTTCCACCTATATATGTTCCATTGTAATATGTATCTAAATATATTTTTGACTCCGCCTGGTTTACTGTGGGGACTTTTGAATATATATTTTGTATTTCTGTTTCTGTAAAAGTCCATGTAAAACTTTTTGATGTGGTTTCTTTTGTTACAACATCTGCTACTCCATTTATGTATAAATAAAGTTTGTATGTATATCCTAATCCTGTTACGTCTGAAATTGTTATCGGCAAACTATTTCCTATTGTAAAATCTAACGAACTGGATATTGTGGATGCCACTGCTCCTTGTGGTACTACTAATGTATAATATCCTGTATTAAATGTTGCTCCGCCACCTGATGTGGCATAAACATATACTCTACAATTCGGAACGTTATTATCTGAATACCCATTTTCATGCCAATACCATCCTGTTTCTACTGCACCACTTCCGAGTATTTGGGTTTACCGCCTTTACTGTTACCGCTTCTCTTTTAGTTCCCTTTGTATATACATCTGCTTTTAACGGATATCCAAAATAATAATTGGTCTTTATTGTATATTCAATTCTGTATCTTATTCCTGCTTGTGTTCCGCTTCTGGCTGTTTCATATTTTACTGTTATATAAATCTTATCCCATTCTGATGTCCATCCCTCTTTTAGTACCGACCAAGCCATTTTTTACACCCCCAATTAATCCACATAAATGTAGTCCACACCATTTGTGCGGACTATTTCTCTTATTTTACCTACTTGAACTATGCTGCCTTCTACATCTCGTACTATTAAATTCTTTACTGTTGTTGTTTCATTATTAACATCGAATATTATTTCTTCTGCTTTATAAACTCCTACTTTTTCATTACTTGCTATAAACTTACTATTATTTGACGTGTTTGAAATATCTATTCCATTTGCATCTATTTTTGTGTTTGGTGTATATATTTCCCCATATGCTGGACTCCATACTTTTGGGTAACCGCCATCTATCAAAATTATATCTGCTACCAATAAATAATCGTTTTGGTTTGCTATACTTATTGTTACTAGATTTCCTGTTGCCACAAATGTTTTGGTTATTGTTTTCCATTCAAATGTTTCATTTACACCTGCACTTAATATTAGTTCCTCTTTATTTGCTTGTACTATTTTTATTGTACTTGTTCCTGTGCCTTTTTTTACTCTTAATGCTATTGTATATGTATTGCCTTGCATTATTGAAATGTTTTGTGTCATCGTTGTATTAGTTAAATTGAATCCCATTTCCGCTTCTGTATTTTCTTTGACGTCTGGTGTATTTACACTTGTAGGGTTAGAACCTGTTATAGACCAATATGTGTACGAATTTAGTCCACTTGAATTCTTTATCAAGTTTTCTAATCCTGTTTCTACTACCATTTTATCGGTTGCTCCTGTAGATATAGAATTTATAGAAATGCTCCCAGCCTCAATTATATCTCCTCTTAATTTTCCTGCTGTTATAAAATCTGCTACTATTTGACCATCTGCAGTTATTGCTGTTTGGTATTCTCCATATACACCTGTGCTTGAATATCCAAGCCCATTTATATTCCATCTCCATACTTTCTTGGCCTCTAACAAATTGTCCGAATCCATAATGTATAGTTCCGAATTTGTTTTATATACATATCCTCCCATTGCTGAGTTTATTAGTCCTGTTGCTGTTTGTTTTGCGGTTTTTAATGCGGTTGGGATTTGTATGTTCTTTATATCTTCTATACTATTATTTGTAGTTTGTTCTTGCTTTTCAAAATAGTTAACACTTTTTTGTCCTAATGTTATTGTTTCTATTTTTTCTTTTAATGAATCATATACTATAGAAATAACTTTTAATTTTACATCTACATTTATTTCTGGTATATATGCGGTTACTATATCTCCAATATTTATAGTTTCTAAAACTTTGTATTTCTCTTTATATTCCTCGGTCTTTGAAAGTTCTATCATGTCTATTTCTATATTAACTATTGGTTTGTCTATCCCTGCTTCAAATAATTTTTCTGTTTCTGCTATTAGCATTTCACAGGCTTGTTCATAAGTTATTGGTGTTTCTTCATCTTCTGGATCCTCGTTTACACCTATATCTTCAAATTCAATTTTTCTTATAATCTTACTTGGGTAGTTGTTGGCTATTGGTGACTCTACAAACAAATCTGGTAATAATAATGCATCTCTGCCTTGTGGTAATATCTTTGTTGTTACTTCGGTCATATCAATAGTCCATTTTATTTCCCTTAAATTCTTTCCATAAATTATTTTGTAACCTTTGTCTTTACCTATTTCGTTATTTATTGTTATTACAAAATTATCTCGGTCTAATTCTCCACCCCATGTATTCAAAATCGAATTGTCCGCTCCTGCGATTGCTTCCATCAAATTCTTTCTAACATATCTTGCTGTATGTAACGTTGCTATATCACTTTTTGCTGAAAAACTATGCCCTTCTTCTGTTCTTGCTAATACCCATTCTAATGCTCCTAAACAAGTTTGATTTGTTGGTGCAACATCTACTAGGAAATTATTATTCATATCATAGGTTATATGGTATGCTGTTATATGCATTGTCTTTAAGTTTTTATCTATATTCCTTATTCTAAATAATTGTGGATTTTTATTTGCCACATTTACTTTTATAATCATGTTTATTTCTATTTTTTCGGCATGTTGTCCTGTTAATAAATATTCTAACTCTACATCGTATCTACCATTTAGTTCTTCTGTTGTTTTGGTTATTATTGCATCTGTAAGTATTCCTAGTCCATTATTATCAAAATCTGTTGTATCTCCTGAATATAACACTATCATAACCAGGCCTCCTGATATTCCATTTTTATCGATGTTAGTGTGCCTGAAACTTTTTCTACTATTATTGTATTTGTTCCATTTTCTAGATTTATAAAACTACCTGTCATTTTACTATTTAGGTTTGTTAGTCCATCTATACTTGTTGCATTCATTAACTCGTTATCAATTCTTATATTTCCTGCTATATCCTTCAAGTTAATAATTGTACTACCCTTTGTTATTTTAAATGTTCCTGTGCCTTGTATATCTATTATTGGAAATGTTTTACCTGTTCCATTTACACTAATATTATTTGTACCGACTGCGAGTGTCTTTGTTGTTTTTGTTATGGATTTTGCGAAAGGTTTACACTCAAACGGAATTATAAACCTTTTGCTTAATCCTAATATATTTTCAAATGGTATAGCATTTACTATTTCGGCTTCATAATATCGGTCTGGCTGATTTGACAATATTAATTTACCTGTTCCTTTTAATGCTTTTACTATATTGTCTATATTTGCATTTTTGGGAATGGTACATTCTATTTGCTTTTCTATTTTTTCGTATGCTCCCTCTTTATATGTTAAATATCCATCTTTTCCTGGTATTGTAATTAGTTCTTTTCTTTCTACTGGTATTGTTCTTTCTGGTAAAATATTTACTATAATTCCTAGAGACTTTGAATTTATATCGTTATATATAAAATGTGCCATTATGTTCCCCCCAATGCTAATTTATTTTTCTTCAAATAGAAACTTATTTCATCTACTAGTTCTTTGACATCTTGCTGTCTATAGTTTTCTACTTTTTCAATTATAATGTTTATCTTACTGTTATTATTTGTTGTTGAAATATTATTGCCTGATCCTACTTTTGCTATATCAAAATCTTTTTTCATGACATTTAGGTTATAATCATATGTGCTTTCGAATGAGCCATCTGCTAAATTCCTTAATGATTGAAGACTATTTGCTACATCTTTCTCTTTGGCTTCTATACCTTGAACGAATCCCTCATCAATGTTTTCTCCAAATCCTTCAAATACTTTTGATGGTGATGCTATGCCGAACATCTTCTTAAATCCATTTAGTGCTGCTTGACCTATTCCCTTTAATGTATCCCATATTAAATTTCCCAATGCTTTTAGTCCACTTACTAATCCTCTTATTATGCTTTTTCCTAGTTCCGCCCAGTCTATTTGTCCGAATGCCTTAAATATTGTTTCAATTATTGTTGGAAGGTATTCAATCAATTTTGGAATGGCTTTGGCAAGTCCGCTCTATTAGTGCTACTAGTATCTTAATTCCTGCCTCTATCACTTTTGGAAGGTTGGTAATTAATAAAGTTATAATTGTCATAAGTAGGTTCATAGCCATATCAATAATTTTATCTATATTATTGACTATCCCATCCACTAGTCCGCATTAAAATCTTTAGTCCTGTTTCTAGTAAAATTGGGAGGTTCTCAATTATTGAAAATAAAATTGTTTCTGTTAATACTAAAATTGCATCTATTATTTTATCTAGGTTAGATAAAACTCCATCTGCCAATGCTACTATTATCTGGACCGCTCCTTGAAGCAAAATAGGTAGATTAGCGGATATCGTATTTGTTAACGTTATTAGTAAATCTACACCTAAACTTATTAAATCTGGAATTTTAGACACTATTCCGCTTACTAGATTTTGTAGTATTGTCGGACCTCGTTGTATTGCTATATCTGCGAAATGTTGTATTTGTTCTCCGAAGTTTTGCTCTAATAATCCTAGCCCTGTTAATGCTAGTCCTACTATTGCTACTGGTCCTACCATTTTTAATGCTATTTGACTTATTTGTTGCAATTTAACTAATGACTTGTTGGCTACCCCACCTAATTTTCCGAATGCTGTTTGTACCTGTGGTGCTAGTCCTTTGACCTTGGTTATAATATTATCTAAAAAAGGTATGTTAATTTGCTTATCTGGAATTTGTATATTTGCAATTCTTGAAAAAGCATCTTTGAAACTTCCGCCAAATGTAACTGCTTTATTTTTCAATCCATTTAGCATATTACTTACTTTATTATCTTTTGCTAAGAATGTATTTATTCCTGTTCCTGCTTTGTTTAATCCCTCTGTAATACTTGTTCCAAACTTTTTACCTAAATCTATCCCCTTTGTTCCTAGTCCTTCTACTTTTTGGATCATGTTTCCAAGTTGTGTAGACATTGGTGCTAGTATAGTCATTGATTTTCCTAGTCCTGCTACTGCTGGTCCTATTGTTACTAATCCCATCATTGCTTTTACTAACAACTCTACTTGTTCTGGGTTTAATGCACTTATCTTTTCTGCAAAATTACTTATAAGGTCTATTCCTTTTGATAAATGTGGAACTAACTTTTCCCCTATTACCATCCCAGCATCTGAAACGACATTTTTCATTATTTCTAGTTTTGATGCCAATGTTTCGTATCTTTTATTTGCTTCATTTGTTAGTGCATTATTTTCATCCCATGCTGTGCTACCTAGTTCTAATGCATTGTTTAACAAATCTCCTGATCCTGCAAGTCTTAACATCGTATCTCTTAATCGCACTTCACTTATGCCCATTTCATCTAATACGGCTATTGTTGTTTTTCCTTGTTTCTCGGAATCCCCTAGTCCTTTTATAAATGCAGCAATTGCAGAACTTGCATCCTCTTTAAATGCTTTTGCAAATTCTTTACTACTCATTCCTGCAACGTCTGCAAATTTCTTTAACTCTGTTCCACCTTTTTCTGTTGCTAGTTGTATATTTATCATTAGTTTTGAAAAGGCACTACCACCTGCTTCGGCCTCAATCCCTACTGATGATAGTGTTGTTGCAAATGCCAATATTTGTGCTTCGGTTAATCCTATTTGTGAACCAGCACCTGCAAGTCTTGTAGACATATTTACTATATCTTTTTCTGTGGTTGCGAAATTGTTTCCTAATGCTACTACTGTGCTTCCTAGTCTATCAAAATTGCCTTGGTTCATTTGTACTATATTTGCAAATTTTGCTAACTGTGATGCACCTTCTTCTCCCACTAAATTAGTTGCATTTCCTAAATCGATTATTGTTCTTGTGAAATTTAATATATTATCGGTTTCTATTCCTAACTGTCCTGCTACTTCGGCTACCCCTGCAATTTCTTCTCGGCTAGATGGTATCTCTTTAGCCATATTCCTTATGCCTGTTTCTAGGTTTGCCAATTGTTCGGCTGTTCCATTTACTGTCTTTTCTACTCCTGCGAATGCATCCTCAAAACTAACAACTGACTTTACTGCTGTTGTTCCTAGTGCTATTATCGGTGCTGTTAATCCTGCAGTTAATTTCGTTCCTACACTTGTTACTTTTGTTCCTAATGTGGATAACTTGTTGTTGAATTTATCTAATGAACTATTTAGGTTTGTTAATAATGACGGCTGGTTTTTTAATTGGTCATTTACTAACTTTAATTCGGTTTTCATTTTATTTAGTGATGTTGTTGCATTATTTAACTTTATTTCTAATTTTCTTGTAGCATCACTATCTTTTCCTTTTTCCGCTACCGAATTATTATATGCTTCGGCTAGTGCCGATACCTTTTCTTTTTGTAATTCAATCTTCTTGCTTAATCCATCTGCTTTGGTCTTTAATGAATCTGTATTTCTACCGAATGACTCAAAGGCTGAAGTCGAAGCCTTAATTTGACTATCTAGTAACTTCATATTTTTGTCCATCTTTTTCAAGCCTTCTTCAAACTTTGAGACATCAAACGATAGTTTCAACTTCATTTCCTTTTCCGCCATTTTTTTCACTCTCCTCTTTAGAATATTTCATCAATATAGCCTATTTCATTTTCTTCATTTCCATTGAATCTTTGGTGTATTTTATACCTTGTTTTTATTTGTTTTAACGTCATAGTCCAGAATCTTTCTTCTGGGTATTTCAACACCTGTGTTACTAAAAAAAAGAGCCATTCCCAATCTAATGTGGATGACTCTTTTACTCGTTTTTTCCTTCTTCCTCTTTTTCTATTTCTTCATCTTCTGTTTCTTCATTTTCTGGGAATGCTTCTTCAATTAATTCTGTTATAGCATCCACCACTTGATTGAAATTCTTTGTATCAATTAATGCTCCTGCTTTCATTAGTGTTATTTTCTCATCTTGTGACTTTAGCATCGAATATATAAAAGCCCTGACTGTTTTCATTGGTTTTTCCTTGAAGTTTCCTATTGCTTTCTTTATATCTCCATACATATCTTCCAATTCACATAGTGCATTCATATCTAGTGCTAAATTATATTGCTTACCATTTGATGTTATTGCTATTCTTTTTTCTTTTAATTCTTTTCCTTTCATCTTACTTTCCTCCTAAATATTTCTCTAAACATTTTTCTATTATTTTTTCTTGTTTTGTATGAAATTCTAATACTTGTTTGAATATTCCTATTTTATCTAATTTTTCCCATGGCATATCTACTGCATTTATACCAAAATGTCCATATGCTGATATTCTTTTATAAATCGGTTTTTTTAATTCTAATTCCTTTATAATACCTGCTGGTGTTAAATCAAATTCATTTCTTACTACTGCTTTTATTATTTCTATATCTATATTTTCTGTTCCATAGCATTCTATATCTAGTGCTACTGGTTTGGCTACTCCTATTGCAAATGCTAATTTTACTTCTGCTATTTCTGCCATTCCAGAGGCCACAATATGCTTTGCTATTTTTCTTGTTATGTATGCTCCTGACCTATCTACTTTACTTGGGTCTTTTCCACTATATGCACCACCGCCATGGCTACACACTGGTCCATAACTATCTGCAATTATTTTTCTTCCTGTTAATCCTGTATCTCCAACACTTCCACCTATCACAAATGCTCCTGTTGGATTTATTAGGCATCTATAGTCTTTGTTTAATTTATAATCTGCTACTACTGGGTCTATTATGTATCTTGTTATAAAATCTTTGAATTCTTTTTCGTTATAATCCGCTTCATATTGTATTGAAACCACTATTGTATCTATTCTTTGTTTTTCATTGTCCATTGTCACTTGTGATTTCATATCCGACTTCGCATATTGAAACGTTCCTGTCATTCTCAACATATTTGCTCTTAATAATATTTTAGTTGCGATTTCATGTGCTAATGGCATATAATGTTCTGTCTCTGCTATTGCATATCCTACCATTACCCCTTGGTCACCTGCTCCACCTGTATCTACCCCACAGGCTATATCTGGTGACTGTTTAGAAATGTTTATTTCTATGCTTGGTTTCATATCATATCCTGCTTCTACGAATGCTGACTCTACTATCTTATAAATATCAATTGTAGCGGTGCTGGTTATTTCCCCAGCCACCACTACTTTTTCATCTTTTATAAGTGTTTCAACAGCAACTCGAGAATTGGCATCTTGCTTTAGTAACTCATCTAATATAGAATCTGATATTCTATCTGCCACTTTATCTGGATGCCCTATTCCTACCTGTTCTACTGTCTCAAACATAACTTACACCTACCCTTTTGCTCCTGTTGGTAATGCTGGAACTGTTTTAAACCAGTTGTCTTTTCTTGTTTGGTCTGTGCCTTCTTCATCTTCATCTAATGTTATTCTCCATGCATTATCTGAATTTCTTGAATAGAATGTTCCTTTTAATTTAGGTGTTTTTGACTCTATTTTATCTGTTTCGGTTGCATACTCATCTTCCACTAGTTCGAATTTACCTTTATATAGCCACACATATTTGTACTTGCCATTTGATTTTTTAGACCTAAATCCTATGGCTACTTCTGGTGCTACATCTGTGCTTCTTTCTATAAGTTCCCCATTAACTAATTCTGCTCCTTGTAGTTTGGCTCTAGATTTTAATGTTAATTGGTTTGTTTCAACTTCTATGTCGCAACTATCAAATTTAGAAAGTATTTCTTCCACCTCATCATCTGAATATACTTTTTCACTACTTGACTTTGGTGTTAGTTTTGCAGTTATTGCTCTTTCTAATTTCTCTACTGCATCATAAGTAGTTTCTTCCTCTGTATCTGTTTTTAATAGTGCTATGTGAATATCTCTTAATCCAATTTGTCTTGGCATAATTTAATTCCCCCTTATCTATAGTTAGGTATCCAGTACCTTAACCCTTTATGAAATATTTTTGTATCTTTTTCATATAAATCTTCCTGATCTATAAATCTGAAATTGTTGGCTTCTAATAATTTCTTTGTCTTTTTTACTAGTTCGGTGTAATCTTCCACCGACCAAATATCTATCTGAAAATAATAACCCTCGACCTCAATTTCATCTTCCGAATATTCTTCGTTTTGCATGTTGTATTCAAAAAATGTTATGTAGGTCTTTTCTTTTCCTGTATAAACTTGAAATTGTATTGGTATATTTAATCCTTTTAATGTATCCATAACTATATCATTCATATTCCTAACCCCTTTGTTATTTCATCTATAAGTATCTCGTATGCCTTTTTTTCTTTCTTATCTATTGCAGGCTGCATAAATGGTTTAGCATCCATTTTACTTGTTCCCCATTCTAAATATTTTGAATAAAAGAATTCCGAGTTATCCTCTTTAGTCCATCCAACACTTACTGCATGGTTGCCATCTATTGTTGGTTCTTTATTTATAGGAATATTGTCTTTCAAGTGTTTCTTGTTTAATTTACTTTTGTTAATGTTATTTTGCATTTCATCTCGAATAGGTTTTGCCGCTTCCATTAATGCATTATCTATTATTCCATCTGCCTTACTACCTAGTTTCAAAAGTTCATTTCGTAATTCATCAATTCCTTCAGTTGTTATCTTTACACTCATTGTCGCATTCTCTCGCTATTATGCTTGTAAAATCTTCTAACGAATTAAAGGTTTCATAGCCTATTGCCTCATATAGTTTATTTTTGTATTTTATAAACAAATCATTTATATCTATATTAGGTTCGGCACTTTTTCTTATAATGAATCTTTTTTCATCTGGTATTTTCTCGTTGGAACTTTGAATTCTTTCGGTTATTTTTACTTGCTCTACTTTTGACCATATTTCTTTTAGGTCTACGAACTCATTTCCCTGGAATCCATTTTTATTTATAATGCTTTTCCTTTGCACTGGTGTTATCCTATTCTTCATTTGTGCTAATTCCATTTTCTATATCCTCACTTGTTTTTAACTTCAACATTATGGCATTAAATATTAGTTTTAATGTTGTATTCTCTTTGCCCTCTGTCAAACCACGATTGTTATACAGCATCCCAATTAGCATTAATTGTGCATTCTCAAATAGTGCCGAATTCTTATTGTTATCATTGTCTAGTCCTGATGACACGTATTGTTCTGTTGCTAATATTAACGAATTCAAATAATTATCTTCTGCATTGGTGTCTATTTTCAAATATTCCTTAACTTTTTCTAGCATTATTATCCACCCCTTTTATAAATAAATTAGAGGGGTTTCCCCCTCTTTTGTTATCCCTCAGGTTGTTCCTCTGGGTTTTCATCTTCTACTGTTGTTGGTTGAACCGCTGTAGAATCAATTGTTAAATTCAAATAAGCATCGGCATCTTTTAGTACGGCATCGTATCTTTCTATTGCTCTTAAGTATGTTATATTCTTTGTAAATCCAGCCTCTTTAGATGTTGCTAATTCGTATTGTTCCCTATCCATAAACTTAATTGCTTCTACAAAATTACCTATTAGCACAGGGAATGTAGTAGTTGAAATGTTTGTTAGGTTGGCATTTGAGAATTGTTCTATTCTAATACCTGCTAACATTTTCTTTGTTTTGTCTGTTGGATCAGGTTGTAATAATGGTCTACCATTATTGTCTTTTTGTTTATCTAGGAAATTGAATCCGCTTTGGTTAGTTACTACTAAAGCACCATCTAGCAATTCTGGGTCTAAATCAAGATTTATCCTTTCTTTGATGTCATCTATACTTGTTACTGGTGTAGCATTTTTACCTTCTTTCAATGCTTTGAATATGTCTTTGTTTTCTGTCTTAACGGCTTTTCTAGAGAACCATTTTCCTATATATTTTAACAAACCGCCTGTTTCATCTGATAACAATTGGTTTGTTATTGGTAGCAATGCACCTTTGTCCTTTATCTTATAATCTTTTTTATCAAAGTCAGGTAATTGCTCTGGTATGTTTCCACCCTCTGTCAAATCTTCAAGTTCTGTTAATGTACTTGTTTTTTCAAATACAAATGAACCTGAATTTGTTGTTGTTGGTTGAACATCTACAAATTCTTTCATTGACTTATATTCTCTTTTGTATTCGTTAATTTCGGTTTTAACATCTTCTGGCACTATATATGCACCTGAAATATCAGGACTTGATGCTTCCCCTTCTTTTAACACTGCTCTTTCTTCTGCTGTTAATCTTTTTCCTCTTAATGCTTTTACTAGGATGCTTCTTGCTTCTGGTTTCTTTTCTTCTTTTTCTACTGGTTCTAAATCTTCAACGTCTGTTATTTCTTCTTCTAGCGCTTCAAGTTTTTCCATACTTGAAATCTTTGTTTTGATTTCTTCTGCTTCTGCTGTTATTGCCCTTGCTTCTTCAACTTTACCATCTTCTATTAGTCTTTTTGCTTCTTCTACCTTTTTAGTTAGGTTTTGTCTTAATTCTAATAATTTCTTTTTCATACTTATTCTCCTTTACTTTATATAAAAATAAACCTGTAGTTTATACAGGTTATATTTCTAATAATTTGATTTTTACTTTTAGCATTTCTGCTTCATCTTGTCTATTGCTTTTGTTTTTGAATTGCTCTAGACTTCTTTTGCCAACTTCACTTGTTTCGTATGCTGGGAATGGTGTCGGTGATATTTCTACTAAATCTATATCTAGTAAAGTCCTAATATATATATCTTCTTCCTTAATGTATTCCCAGCTGTCGGCTCTTACATTAAATCCAAACGATACCCCATCAACATCTCCTCTTGATATAGACTCGTATGCATTTCGACCAGTTTCGGTATCTGGTAAATCTAATTCAAAATAAAGCCCTATGTCATCTTCTTTTATTCTTAATGTTTGTGACTTTGTAGAACCTAACACTAGATTTGTGTTATGATCCCACAATGCTTTTATGGTGTTTTCTTCAAGACTTTTTGCAAATGCTCCTACTGCTACTTTCTCGAAAAATTCATCATATAGCATTCTACTTCTTTCATTAAATTTGACCGCATATCCTGCAACTGTCATCTTTTGTGTGTCATCCCTATTGCGAATTTCAAGATTTAATATTGGCATATATCTTAATTCTCTATCCACTATTACCACCCCCTTTTGCTTTATTTAATTGGTATTCATCCATCTTTTCTAGTGACACATAATTTAGTGAAACAAAATGTTTATCTCCATTTTCTATAGAATCTTTTTCTTCTAATTCTCTTACTTCGTTTATCGAATAAATTCCTAGTTGTATCATTTTTTCGTAATATGTGGCTCTGGAACTACTATCTCCACGAAGTATTGAATTCAAGTTGTATTTTATATAGTAACCTGCTTGTATATCATCTGTAGATAACAATTGATATTGTAATGTTTGCTCCCAACTTACCAATAGTGGTGTAAGGGTATCTCTAACAAATTCCATCGATTGCTGCTCTATATTGCTGAAAGTTGCTTTTTCTAGTTCCCCTAGCATATGTGGTGGTATGTTAAATATCTTTGCAATTTCTGACACTGTGAACTTTTGTGTTTCTATGAATTGAGCATCTGCTTGTGTCATTCCTATTGCTTGATAATCTATTCCTGCATCTAATATTGCTACTCGGTGTGCATTTGTTAAACCTCTACTATATTGTTCCCATTCATTTCTTACTTTGTCCTTGGCCTCTTTATTTAATTGCACTGGCACCTTTAGTATTCCACTTGCTGTGTTTCCATGGTTATAGAATTTGTTTAGGTATTTTTGCGATGCCATTTGCGAACCTATAGTTTGTCTTGCAACTTCTATCGGACTTAATCCTGTTAGCCCATTTACTGATAACCCTTTTAAATGTATTACACTTGTATATGGTAGTTTTACTAGCATTCCATTTGGTAATGTTGTTGTTACCCATATTTTGTTTTTCTTGGTATCTCTCATTACTTTTGTTAGTTTGGGATTTAACACCCATAGGTTTTTGGGATAGCCATCTCGACCCCATTCTATTTCTGCAAAAGCATTACCATATAATTGTCTGTGTGACTCCATAGTTTGTTTGAACTCAAAAGGTGTCATATACGGATTTGGTCTTGTTTCTATTAGTTTTGAAACTCTGTGTTTCTTATCCCTGATCCTTTTTCCATCTTCGGTTATTTGGTATATTTGGCAAGGTAGCATTGCTACATGGTTTGCCAATATTTTTACACAAGCATATACTGTGGCTGTTTTTATAGCATTCTCACTCGTAACGTTTTCTCCTGAATCTGTTTCGTTATTAATCAAATTCATGAGGAAAGTTTGAAAAGCATTTGTTGGCTTTTCTTGGCTTTCCTCATTACTAGGAGGTTTTTGAGTGTCTGCATTCGTGTTTCTTTTAAATAGTTTTTCGACTATACTCATTTTTTTCACTTCCTTATAAACTAAAATCATCACTTAAAATGTAACTATTTAAATCTATTGTATTTTCTACCAGCCTTGCTCTAACATGGCTTGTTACCATTGCTGCGGCTGGGTCTATACGGTTTCTTGATTTTGCTTTATCTAAACAAATATTGTTATTTGGGTCTTGTCTTATAACTGCATTTGAAATTGCCCATTTTAACACTGGATTGTTATTGTGAATTATTCTTTTTTGTAATATCAATCCTTCTAGGTCTTTTATTGGCTCGGATAATGTAATATAACCCTGCCTAATGGCTACCACTATGAATCCCTCGTTTTCTAAATCGTTTGCTAATTGGGTTGCATTCCATGGGTCATAGCATATTTCTTTTACCTGGAACATTGTCGAAATTTGTCTTATATATGCCTTTATAAATTCATAGTCTACAACATCTCCCTCGGTGGCTGTTATATATCCTTGCTTTATCCATAATGAATAAGGCACTCGGTCTTTCTTTTCTTTATCTGCCACCCTGTTTTGTGGTAAAAAAGAATGAGAAATCATAACGTATTTCCCATTATCTAATCTTATTTCTATATTAACGGATGTTAGGTCGGTTGTTGTTGATAAGTCCACACCTATGTAACATTGTTTTCCTATTAGTTCTTCTATTGGAATTACTTCATCGCATGCATTCCATTTTTCCATATCCATCCACGATATTTCTCCATTGACCCATTGGTTTAGGTATAGCCTTCTAAATCTTGCTTCTTCTGTTGGTAGTTCTTTTGCTCTTATTGCAGACTGTCTAAATTCTTCAAGGCTTCTAAATATTCCGCAATGCTGGGTTGCATCTATACCATGTTTCTTCATTAAAAATATCGGCATCTGCTGGTGCTTCATAAATTACTGGATAGAATGTATTATCGGTTATTGTTCCTGATAATATTTTTTTGCTATAATCATATAGTTGATAACAAATCCCATTTGTATTTGTGCCTGCGGTTGTTATGCTAATAAACATCGGCTGCGTTCTTGCTCCCATTGATGTTTTCATAACATCGTACAAATCTCTATTCTTGGATTCGTGTATTTCATCATATATAACTATATGTGCATTAAATCCATGCTTTGTACTTGCCTCTGCGGATATGGCTCTATAAAAACTATTTGTATCATACCTTATTATTCTTTTTTGTGACTCAATTATTTTACATCTACTGCTTAATGTTTTATTCATTCTTATCATAGCCACTGCGGTTTGAAATACTAGGGTTGCTTGTTCCCTATCGTTAGCACAGCTATATATTTCTGCACCGAACTCGTTATCCATAAATAAAAAATATAGCACTAATCCTGCGATTAATTCTGTCTTACCATTCTTTCTGGGTAAAAAAATAAAGGCCTCTCTATATTGCCTTGTTCCATCTTCGTTTATTGTTCCTATCAAATCCTTTACTATCTTTTCTTGAAATGGTATTAAATTAAAGTTTTTCCTAGCATATTTACCCTTGGTGTGTTTTAGTAGTTTCATGAATGCTACTGCTCTCTCTGCCTTTTTTATATCAAGCATTTAATCTTCATCCCCTCTCATTAGTTTTTCCATTTCATCTTCCGCTTCTGAATTTGGTAATTCCATACCATTTCTTGAAGAAGGGAGCATTCCAAATTCCGCCATATATTTTTTACACTGGTTTAGATATTGCTGTGCTATGGCTACTTGTGGTAATGCTTGGACATATCCTGATTTTTGTATTTTCATTATAGTAGTATTCACATTATCTATTTCTTCTTCGGCTTTTCTATATCTACTATAGCATTTGCAATAACTTTCAAATGCACTTATGTCGATTTTAGTTAGAACTCCAAGTTTGACTAATATGGGAGCGACCCTATTCCATTCTTCGTAGGCATATTTATCGTGCTTTATCCACTTTGGTGGTGTTGGGCATTCTTCATACCTATCTATCGCATTATCAAATGCTAGTTTTTTTGTTATATCCCTTTTACTAGGATTTCCATTTATTTCATGAATTTTAACAGGTTTTGCTTTTGCTCCTCTCTTTGCCATAACTTATCACTCCATATTTTCCTCCGAATTTAATAAATTGTTTAGTATTGCCATTAGCACGTTTACTACTATGCTGTTTCCTGCTTGTTTATATAATTGCGATTTTGAATTAACTTTACTAGCCTTTTCATAATCCTGATCTTCAAATCCCATTAGTCTGAAACACTCTTTAGGAGTTAATTTTCTTATTCTTAAATTGCTTCTCTTGGTTACCGCTACTCCTAAACAATCACACCTTGTGTCTAATGTTGGTGATGTATTATTATTTTTTGAATTTTGTGGATAAAACTTTTTCATTCTGTTTCTTGAATAACTATGTCTTATTACATCCATTTCTTTTACTTTGTTTTGTTCTATAAGGCTTTCACACAATTGCTGCTTTAAGTTTTTATTTTTTATATTTTCCTGTATGTTAGTAGTGTTTTCTAATTTGTCACTATATGTAATCATTCCACTATGTTCTTCTCCTGCTCCCCTTGCGGTTAGTGTTGGACATATACTATTTTTCCCTTGCACATTTTCCAAAGGTTTTTGAAACGATTTCCACTGCGATATTTTTTCTATTTTTTCTTCTGTCAAATAGTAACTTTCATCTACCTCTGTTTCTAATAAGTCTTTTAATCTTAACTTTAGTTCTTTTTTTCTTGGGAACTCAAACTTTTCTAATACGGCTGTTACTGTTCCATGGTTTTCTTTTACTGTCGGTGCTAGTCCTTCTTCATCAACTATTCTACTTGCATCGTGTCCGCTTGGCATATAGTTTCCGACTACTTTTATTTTGTTATCATTTATTTTGCCTTTAGGAAATTCAAAATGTTGAGTGTGTTCTATTATTTTCCACCCATTTCGTATTGCACTACTACCGCAGTTGGTTGTTAGTGTTCCTATTGTATCTTGGTCTGCTCGAATATTCGAATTGTAATCATCGCAAACAATAATATCTTTTAGAATGCTTACTGTGAATACTCGTTCTCTATTTTGAGGTATTCCATAATCTTTGGCATTTAATATTTTATAATAATTTGTGTATCCTAATTGCTCCATTTTTTTCAAATATGCATTAAAATTATGTATATGTTTTTTGCTTAATAGGTTTTTAACATTTTCCCATATCACATATTTTGGTCTTACTTTTTCTACAATCCTTAATGTTTCATACATAAGGCTCGAACGTGTTCCGCTTCCTATATCTCCGCCTGCTTGTTTTCCTGCTAATGAAAAATCTTGACATGGACTTCCATGCATTATTAAATCTGCTTTTATATCTTTATCCCATTTGCACACATCTTGTGGTATAAAATTCGTATTATGAATCGCATTATAACTTTCAACTGCATGTCGGTCTATTTCCACATAATCTGCTACTTCGTATTCTATATTTAGTTTCTTTAATGCCTTGCTGCAAGCACCGAATTCCACCAAATAATTCAAGTATTCTTATCATCTTTTCCTCCTAAAACGACATAAAAAAATAGCAGTTATTTTTAACTGCTATTTTCTATTGTTCGTGTTTGTTTTTAACTAATCTTTTGTATTTCGCATTTATATCCATATGCTTCGGCTCTTTTTATAAATTTCGGAATTTCTTTTTCAAATTGTTCTTTTCTATATTTTTCATTTTCTATTTGTATATGTTTCTTAAATTCTTCTATTGCCATTTCTGTTATTTGTATTCCTACATGCCTACAATAATCCGCTCCATCTGGGTCAACTAGTATTCCGAATTTATCTGATCCTTTTTCTTTTATGTGTAATACCATATCATCATCCACACACAAATCCTTGTATTCTTTTATTATTTTATTATCTCTTATGAGGTTTTGTGTTAATGCTGCAATATCTACAAATCCAAGTTCTATTGTTTTTACTATTCTGTATGTTTCTGGTTTTGTATTTCTTGTTTGTATAAGTTCTTTAGTTTCTTTTAGAACTTCTGTTACTGTGGATGGTTTTCTTATAAGTATTGTTTTTACTGTTTCGTATTTTATTGGAGTTTTTTCTATCCCCATTGCATCTTGTATTGCTTCTTCTGCACCGCAAGTTTCACAAATTTCTGTCTTATTATCTATTCTTGATAATGCAGGATATTCCTCCATTTCTCTTTCGCATTTTGGACATCTTCTTGTATACATTTTACTCATTCCCCCTAACACAAGTATATCATGCAATGCCTGATACATCCAGCATTTCTGGAAGTTTTCTTCATTAATTTGCAAGTTTTTTATACTCTGTTTTTATGCCATTTCTAGTTATAAAAACATCATCCGAATCCCCTTTGAATTCTATATACCTTTGTATTATAACCCCTGCATATTTTGGGTCTAGTTCCACACCATAACAAGTTCTATTTAATTGTTCGGCTGTTAATAGTGTACTACCACTACCTAAAAATAAATCTAAAATTAAATCATCTGGTCTACTCGAATTGTGCATTAGTTTTCCTATCAATTTTAGTGGTTTCATTGTTGGGTGTAAACTACTTGTTGTTGGTTTATCTTCATATAGCACTGTGTTATTCTTAAATATAAAATCTATATATTCTTTTAGTTTTGCTCTTAATTCTTTTCTACTCATTCCTGTTGTATCTGGAACTCCATCATCTATAACTGTATTGTTTTTTCTACTGTCTATGAAATAATGCTTTGCTCCCTCAATCCAGCCATATAGTATTGGTTCATGTCTCCAATGATAATCCTGTCTGCCAAATATCAATATATTTTTTACCCATATCAAACACTCGGCATATTTGAATCCAGCATCTATAAATGCCTTTATAAAATTAACTGCTTGTGTGTCTGCGTGAAACACATATATTGGTGTTCCTGGTCTGCCAAACTCATACATATTTTTATATGCTTGTAAAAGGAATTCATAGAATTTATCTTCTCTCATATTATCGTTTTTCATTTTCATTCCCTTTACACCCTCATAATTTACATTGTATGGTGGGTCTGTTATTATTAAATCTGCTTTCTTATCTTCCATTAATTTTTCTACTACACTAATGTCGGTACTATCTCCGCATATAAACTTATGCCTACCTAGTTCTACTATATCTCCCAACTTAACTATTGGCTCATATTCTTCTAATGCTTCTTCTATATCGAAATCATCCTCTTGGATTTCTTCTACTTCATCTGTTTCTATAAGGTCTTTTAATTCTGCTATTGAAAAACCTGTAAGTTCTGATATTCCTACTGCATTTATTTCTTTTAATAAATCTGTTAGTTTTTCTTCATCCCATTCTCCAGATATTTTATTCAAGGCTATGTTTAATGCCTTTTCTTCATCCTTGCTTAAATCAACTACTACACACTCTACCTGCTGGTATCCTAAATCTTTTAACACTTTTATTCTTTGATGACCGCCTATAACTGTCATATCCGAATTAATTATAACTGGGTCAATGTATCCAAAGTGTTGTATGCTCTTTTTTATTTTTTCGTATTCTTCATCCCCTGGTTGCAAATCCTTTCTTGGATTATATGTTGCTGGAATTAGTTTTTCTATATCTATTTTTTGTATATTCAATTTTATATACCCCCCTCTTTAATTCTGCGAATTATTTTTCGAAGCTGCCCCCGCCGTTCCCCATTTAGCCTTATAAGGTTTCATGTGGTGGGGGTGTTTTCTTATCTATTGTGCCTTCTATTATGGCAATTGTGACATAGACTTATCAAGTTTTTTAGGCTATATCTCGAATCCCAATTATCCTTTATTGGTATTATATGATGCACCTGTTCTGCCACTGTTACTATTCCTTGTATTTTACAATCTTGGCATAATCCTTGGTCACGAACTAGTGCTAACTTTCTTATGGACTGCCACTCATCTGAATGGTAGAACATATATGCCTCTTTATCTCTAGTTTTTCTATCTTTGTTATATTTCCTGTCGGTGTAGTTTCTACTCATTTGCCTCTTTATATTTATTTCTTCTGTATGTTGAGGACAATATGCAGTTCTTGTTAGTTCTTTACATCCTTTATAATTGCATGGCTTTAACTTCTTTCTTGGCACTCTGCTGTTCTTCCCCTTTCTTGCATATAGAAAAACGAGCCAAGTCTTTATCACTTGAACTCGTTTTCTGTTAATTTCCTTATTTTAATTATAACAAATCTTATTTTTATTTCATACCCCTTGTATGTCCTAGTTTTGTCCTATTTCTGCATTTTTGCTTCTTGTACTTGTCCCTGATTTGCCATGTATCAAATAATATAGTTTTAACCTTGCCTCTTTAACTTTATTTCTTAATGTCTTTTCTACTAAATACATATTTACATCTTTTCTCATTTCGTGATTGAAATTAAACTCTATGATAGCCCACGAATATTTATCCACATATTTTGCTTTTATAATGTATTGTTCTTCAGGTGTTAAACCATCTAGTGCTATTTCTAGACACCTTATTTCTCTTTGCATTTTATTAACTATCGACTCTTCTTTCCTGATCCACTCTTTAACTGTTGTCCTCTTTAATTCTTTTGTTAATAATGCTTGTTCT